ACTGGACCTGAAGCTCAACCCAGACGTCGAGGGCGTCACCAACGACGTCGATCAGGGCATCACCTTGCTCGGGGGTCTTCGCGACCGTCCGTGCCCAGTGCTTGTAGGTCTCGATCAACTCTTCCTGGGTCTCGATGTCGTCGAGCCCCTTGGCGTTCTTCAGCTCCTCGCGCGCTTCATCGGAAAGCCGGAAGGTGTGCACCAAGGTGACGGGCTCGCCGTCAACCTCGATGTCGTCGATGACGAAGTCACCGAACCGGACCTGAGCGTCCTTGCGGATCTGGCTGATTTTGAATGCCATTAGATTGCCTCTCTTTTGGCTTTGTGTGACATTCTCTGTGGAGAATGTTCGTGATTGGCCTCATATGGAAAAGCCCTCCCCCCTCCGGAGAGGCCAAACAGAGGGGGGAGGGTTCTAGCTAGCTGGGTAGGCGCGGGGTGCTGATCCCGTCGTTTATAGCCAGGCTTGTCCTGCCTGGTCCCTAGCCAGCTAAAGATCAGCTACCGTCGTCGAAGAGGACGTAGTACTTCTTGGTGGCACCCGAGTGGTTCAGCGGGGTCACCTTGATCGGCAGGAGCGCCAGGCTGGACGTGTCAGACAGTGACAGGTCGTCGGCCCGGATGATCTCGGCCTTCGGCGCGTAGAACGAGAAGGTCGCAGCCCCGTCGATAAAGCACGCGAAGAACGCAGACTGCGTCGGGGTCGGGGCGTCCGGGACACCGTAATAGGTGTCCGCAACACCGCCGCTCTCGACCACCATGTTCGAGCCGTAGTACAGCTTCAGGGACTCAACGTCGAACTGAGCGATGTTGAATGTGAAGGTCTCGGTCCGGGGGCTGGTCGAGGTGCGCAAGGACTTCGACTGAAGCGTGCCCAGGGTCGTGGTATCGCCACCCTCTGAAGAGAGGGAGAAGATGTCGTCCAGGGAGGTGTGACCGATCTCGGTCCACCCAACGCCAGGAACTAGCGGGTCGGTCGGCACCGCAGTCGCGACAGTTGCCGTGTAGAAGTGGCCAGTGCTGATATTCAGCGTGGCGGAATCGGTAAGAGCCATTTAGGATCTCCAGGTCAGGGGTTAGCAATGGCCGCAGCCATCGCGGCCACGTCGGGTTGCACAGAGAAGTCGGGTCTTACCCAGACCCGGTATTTCGCCTGGTAACGGAACATTCCCTTAGGAAGTTGGGCGTACTGATTGACGCCTGTGCTCGTTGCCCAGTCAGGCACTTCGTGTGCAGGTGTAGAGACTCGAAGTTTCGAGATATGCCCGACACCGGGCACGATGATCTGTCGACTCCAGGCCGTATACAGACGCATGTAAACGATCTCCTGGAGCCAAGCGTTGTGCTTGTCGGCCTCTGGCCCGTCAATCCAGGTTTGAATGTCAGCGGTGAAGCGCCGCATGAAGCGGCGGTCAGAACTGTTTGCAGTATCCGAGTCCCAAGCTCCCGTGTCGCTACGGCACATAACGTAGGGGGTCGGGAAGTCGTCCTGAATGATCGTGCTGACCGTAAGGCCGGGAATATCCTCCTCCAGGGGGCGGATAATCCCAAGCAATAGATCCTCAGGGGGTTGAAAGAATCGTCCATCAAAGACGAGGGTTTCACCAAGGGCCATGGTTAGTCTCCAAAATCGCCCATGGCTTTAGCCAGGATCTTGTGTCCTTGTAGGGCAGGAATCCTCCTGCCGAACTTGTTGTGATAGCTGCGTCGACCGTTCTCGATGGTCCAGAGCGCAGCTTCTACATCGTCGTCGCTCATGCCGGCTTTGCCGTTGGCGACCATATTCACGTGCCAGTCGGTGTAGGAACCAGCTCGAACCTCGATGTGGAGGTTCGAGATACCGGACTTACTCCACGAGCGCGCATCCTTAGCCGACTTGAACTCGGCCAGAGTGAACTCTGCGAACTCACCGATCATCAATGCTGTTGCCTTGACGGCTGCCTGCACCTCAGGGTCCCTGGAGGCGACAATAGCTGCCTTGTACTTACTCTTGGGAGCGCCGGTCCAGAGACGGAACGAGCGGTCCCAAAGGTCGAGTTCAGCCATGATTCCCCCAGGTGTGATGCAAGGTCTTGTTGGTTGCACACCTGGCGCAACAACTCTTCCTCTTGCATTCCTCTTGGGTCTTGCTACAGCTCTTGCAATCGGCCATCGCTACACCAGCTCATTACGGCTACGAATTGCGAACTCCCAATGCCTGGTGGCACGAGAGATCCCATGCGATTCAGTGGGAGGCTCTCTGAGGTCCCACCACTCACCACGGAACTTCACCCGAGCCCAAGAACCTGGAATCGGCTTGCGAGTCATCACTCGCAAGTTCTTGACGGACAACTGGCCGACAACCTCAGCGTCGGCCTGTCTGTCGGTGACCACCGTGACCTTGATGGTCTGGTAATTGTCGGGGTCCCAAGCAATCGTGGTCTCACGGCGACTGTTGGTGACTTTCTTCTCGCCGTAGATAACGAGAACCTCGTCACCCCTGTCCAGCAGGCGAGAAGCTCTCATTCGGTTGTCCAGACTGGGAAGACCGGACGATCGACAGGAACGCTGATTACGCCACCGTTCCCAGCGACTCGGGCGATTGCTGTTTTCTCGCTCTTCGTCAGCGCTTCACCATTGGCAGCGTCGGACCCTCGGTAGAGGGTGAGCATGTCGCCACGCTCGGTCTCATAGAGCGCGGGGTTGTTGTAACCCCGAGCTGCTGCACCAATGGCGATCGTTCGGCAGAGTGCCGGCGCTAGAAGTGGCTCTGGCCAAGCCAGGCCGTAGGCGCGGATTTCCTCGCTTACAATCTCCAGCAGAGCTTCGGCTAGAGCAATATCCTCTGGAGCTTCAATCGGCTCGCCTACACGGCGAGAGACTTCAGTGACAGTCGCAAAAGACTTTGGCATTAATACTCCAGAAGAAGGCCCCCTCCCCGAAGGGAGGGGGCAGTCAAATCAGATAGCGAGGCCCCGGTACTGCGCGTGGGCGCGCTCGTTGCCGTACTTCAGGCCGATCTCGCCGTACAGCTGGAACTTCTCCTGCGCACCGGTCTTCGCCAGCTCTTCGATGAAGAAGACACCCTTGTCGGGGTGACTCAGGAACACCGGAGCAAGCTGATCGAGGGACACGATCACCAGGGCGTCGACCGGGATGTCACGGTCGTTCATGATGTTCATGCTGCCGAAGTTCGTCTTGACGACGTCGACCTTGACGCCACCGACGTTGCCCTCGACGGCACCGTTCATCTGGCCGTAGGCCCCAGCGAACGCCTTGGTGACGGCGACACGCTGGGTGGAGTTGACCGCGATGGTCGCGGAGAACTGATCGCTCAGACCACCGTTGTCGTAGGCGAGCTGCGCGATGGCGTCGATCTCGTCGATGGACAGAGCGGAGGTACGCGGCTTGATGTACTTCAGGCCGGTGGCCGTGCCAATCGTGATCGCAGTGCCACCCTGGGTGGTCGCAACCTTGAAGGTGTTGGTGCCCTTGTTCACCACGAAGTACTTCCGGCCGGCGACCAGAGTCAGCGCGGTGCCAGTGGACGTGAACACGATCTTGTCGTCATCTGCCAGCGTGGTCGCGGTCTCGGTGATGGTGTCGGTCGCGGCGCTCAGCGACGCGGACTCCTTGCCGCCGCCAGTGACGGTCTGACCAACGTGGATCTTGTTGGTCACGATCGCCTGGAGCAGGCCACGGGTCTTGCGAGCCGTGGTGTTGTCGGTCGGCAGGTTGAACTCGCCGTTCCAGAAGCCCCAGTTGATGTCCTTGGCAACTTCCTTGACCCGCTGGTTGATCTGCCACGAAACCTCGTCGATGACCGGATCTTCGGAGCCGAGAGCAACGCCGCCATAGAAGGGCGCGTTGGACGGAGAGGTCCGCTGGCGGATAGCCGAAGCCTTGGTGTACGACACCGAGACGGCTTCCTGGTGAATCTCAACGACGTTCCGAGCGTTCGCGCGCACGCGCTCTTCGCTCGTCGGAGCGTCCTGACCTTCCAGGCGCTGCCGGTTACCCGGATCGCGCAGGTCGTAGGTCTGCCACTCGAACTCGGTAGAGGTGGCCTGTGCGCCACCCGAAAGTCCACCGATCGAGGACAGTAGGGGGGTTTCGGCCGGAGTCAGGCCGAACAGTTCCCCGACGTAGTTCGGGGTATTGAAGGTCGTAGAAAGACCGGTAATACCAGCCATGATTTAATTCTCCTTGGAAAGGGGTTCAGCCCGGCGCTACTTGGCGCTCGGGGTGAAAAGCTGTCGTGTCTTCAATTGGCGTGCCAGATTGAAGTCTTTGGCCTTCTCAGCCTCGAAAATCTGCTGAGCGAGGGAGGGGTTGGCACCAGCACCAGGCTTGTTGCCACCTTCGACTTCATCTTCTTTCGGAGTGACCGACTTGGTGACGGTCTTCCGTGGGGGGGTGTAATCACCGAACAGTTCCTGGGCGTCCTCCAGCAATTCCTCGACGCTTGTGCCGACCAGGCGCTTGACCTGGGCGTCGGTGATGTCGGGACGCTTTGCTTGAACCTTGGCGCGAAGAAGCTCGGACTTGAGTTCCTCGAAAGCCTTCTGCGAGTCAGCGAGTTCCGCTGCCAGCTTGTCTTCCTTCGAGAGCTTCTCTCGCTCGATGGCATCGAGCTTCGCAGCCTTCTCTTCGGCCAGCTTCAGACGATCGCGGAGGCTCTGGGCCTCGCGATTGACCTTGTTGATCTTCGCCTGAGCGCGAGCCTTGTCGAACGGCTCCTCTTCTTCTTCGCTAGAGCCGTCACCGGCCTTTCCAGCGGTATCCTCGGTGCCTTCGAGTTCGGCGTCGGGAGTCTGGTCGTCGGTGTCAGCCATTGTTGTTCCTCCAGGGAAACGGGAGCACCCACCGGGGGCGCAATTGAGAGGGAATGCTTAGCTGAGCGGTCGCCCAGCGAAGTCATCTTGTTCGGGCACTAAGCCCAACTTGTATTGCTTATTGAGCCAGGATCTCCACGCCTTATAGGCGTCGGAAGTCCTCCCAGGGACTCCTGGCCGAGCGCGCACAAAGGCTGCGCTCTTTCCTTCTGTGACCTTCTTCCAATTGGAGATGAAGAAGATGTCACGCTTGGTGTAGTAGGGCCGTGCGAGCCAAACGGCGATCACACGGCAATGACAGTTGAGGTGATACTCAGTTGCCTTTGTGCCACCGGCACTTGCCTTGCTGTAGTAGACGGCCCCTCGGGATGCGAGCATCGCGCAGAAGGCGCAGGGGTTGGAGCCTGTGACTCGGTAGTAAGCCTGGACGCGCTCGTCGCCTAGGCGAACCTCTTCCTCGACTTCCCGCCCGTAGGTCATAACCCCTTGGTCGGCAACGCCGGCAACGAAGTCGGCGTGCTTGTCCATCTCCTCGCGGAGACGTTCTGGCACATCGTCGGACTCGTTTTGGTCGACTCCGATAAACAGGTCATTGGCGGTCTCCGCTAGCTTCTCGACCTCGTCTTCAACGACCCCTCGAAGCTCCTCCAGGAAGCCTTCGTTGTCAGCCTCGTCTTGACCCCAGTCCCAATCCTCAATGTCGACCTCGTCAAGCCAGTCGTTGGAATCCTCCTCGGGGAGGAGGTCCGTGAAGACGTCTTCGATGATCTGGTCGATCTCGTCGAGCCTGTCTTCACGGCTCATTCCTATTTCGCTGTCGAGATTGTCGGGAGTGGGAGAGGCAACATCGGGGGTGGTGATGTTGATAACCTCATTGAGAACCTCGGTCATCTCCTGGTAGAGGAGTGACATAGGTACGGTGCCCTCGGTGTGGACGCCATCAATGTCTGGGTAAGTCGTGCGAGTCTCGATGGCCCTAGCCAGGTTGTAATAACGAGCTGCCAAGCGCCGAGAAATACGGCGCATGGCAATCGTCACTGAAACAATCCGGGCGTACCACGCTGCTTGCGTGGTCGGGTTGAGGACGTTGACTTCCTCGAATGCCGTGAATGCAACAAGGCCGGCCGCTAGGCCCAGTTTTTCCTGGGCCACGCGGTGAACCTCGGATAGCTGTCTACTAGCGGCTGCAACTACTATCAGTTCAGGGCTAAGCGGCTGCGTCACGTTGCTGCACCGGCTTAGCTGCTGCCTTGGCCCTAGTCGCTACGACGTTGGCCTTTTGGAGGCTTGCTTGGAACCTCGACTCCTCGCGGAGCTGTGTAGCTTCCTTCTCCTCCTGCTCAGCCTTCTGCTTCTTCCACTTCTCAATCTCGGCGGCGGTGACTCCAGGCACTCGGGTCCAAGCACCCTCTTCGGGCACCCCGAGCATCTGAACCATCTTCCCGAGGGAATCGGTAACAGCACCGATCGAGCGGGCACTCATATCGCGCCACATGACCTCGGCCTCAGGGAGATCAATAACGCCTTCCCCGTCAGCCTCAGCGAGCAGGCACAAGACCTGTTCCCAGCCCTCACCGAATGCGTGCTGGAGTTCAGCAACCATTCGGAAGAGGCTCGACTCTGCGACGGCTAGAGCATCGGCCGAGAGGTTGGCCAGATTGCCTAGCAGGTGATGCGGTGGAATCTGAGAGACAGCGGCGATCTGATGGAAGGACATCCCAATTGACTCGATGAACCCGTTGAGCGGGGTTTCGTCGAGCTGGCCGAACTTGACCTCGGGATCGGCAGCAACCAGGAACCGAGTGATGTCTGCTGTGATCGGCTCAGGGATGGCCTCGCCGTGTTCGTCGAGGATTACTTCCATCCGGTAGCCGAAGATCACATCGTCAGGCAGATCCTGACGTGGATCATCCGGGTCCATGCTCGGGCGAGCTTCGCCAACGGTGACGGCGACAGGCGCTCGCTTCGGGGGCGGCGTAAGGCCGGCTGCGGTACGAACCTTGAACGATCCGTAGGTCTGAGCAACAAGCAGGTCGAACTTCGTCTGATTGACGGCGTCCTGAATCGGGATCAGTTTCTCGATGATCCCGTGCGTGTTGCCCTCCAGGTCGCGGAAGGCATCGAATGCAACGATCGGGCAGACCGACATGCCGTGAGGCTCGGGAGTCCCTAGCTCGTATTCCTTCGACTCGTTGAACTTGAAGGTGGTGACAGATTCGTCAGTCCAGATACGCCCTCGGCCACCAGTGCGCCCGAGGGTGGGCATGACGTCCCAGGTAACGACGGCAGCAGGGATCGTGTCGTTGGCAGGGTCGTACCAAAGGGCGACCGTGCGCATCGGGGAGAGGGTGAACGCCTTCGGCCCACCGGCCTTGCGCTTACCCCTCGGCTTGCCCTTCTCGACACCGACATAGGCGCGACCGAAGGAGAGTGCCCCTCGGTAAACCCTGGCCTGGGCAGCGTCTAGCTGGTTGCTCTGCCAACGCTTCCAGAAGCTCTGCGACTTGGAGTCGTCGTCTCCAGCTCGGTAACCCTCGACGTACATAGCTTGGGCCGGTGCAGAAAGCACCAGTCCCAGGATCGGGACCTTGGAGCGCTGAATGAGCAGCTCGTACTCATCGGTTGCGCCCTTAGGCTTGTACGGATCGGCCATGATGCCGTCCAGGTAATCCTGGACAACTGCCATCATTGGACCGTCTCGATCGAGGATCTTCCGAGCCTTTACGATCAGCGCTTTTAGATCATCGAGATCCTCTTCGTAGACAATGGCAGTCTCGTCAAGAGACTCCACCACGACGGCGTTAGCCATTGACCCTCCGAGGGACTAGAACATCCAGAACTGTCCGGTGCGTTCTTTTGGACGCTTCCCGGATTCCAGGTATCTGTTGAGTGCGATATATGCGAGCAGCGTTGCTGCGTAACCGTCATTCTTACGGGAGCTTTCAGGCCCACCGACTTTGTCGAACGTCATGCCGTATTGATTCACCCTTGAGCGCGTGTTTAGCACGTGCGCCCTTAGCGTCAGGTCACCGTTATGTGAAACGGAGCCCTCTCGAATGGACCCGACCAGGGCCTCGTTGTTCCGCGTGATCTCTTCCTGATGCCCACGCATGTCGTAGCCGACCGTGGACTTGCCGGTGACAGCCTTGACGATCAGCGTGTCCCGGTAGCGGTCACTCCAGATGTCGACGAACGACTCCCACTGCGAAACGTCGGAGAAGAATGCCCTCACCCGGTACTTGCCGAAGGTGTTGGCAACCATGTCGTCAACCTCTGATCGGTTGACCTCCCAAGCCTCCAGGGAAGGCCCTGGGGGCTTCTCCCAGATCGCCAGAGGGTGAATGGACCTGTCAGAGATTCTGATGGCCACGAGAGCTGATGCGTCATCGGTACGGCCACCGTCAAAGCCAAGGACGATCTCGTCGTTGCTCTTTAGCGAAGGACAGCCAGCGATGGCGTCCCACTCGTCAGGCCCGATCAGGGCCTCTTCGTCGGCGGTAACCTGGTTGTACCAGAATCGGCGTGAACGGCTCGGAGGGTTGCGAGGGTCCAGGATGGACTGGACGATGCGTTCAATATCCAGCCAAACAGAATCCCCACGAACCTTCTCAAGGACGTAGGGCGCAGCGTCTGGTGTGAGCGGCGCATAGCTCGGAGCTTCCAGAGAGTCGTACAGAATGCCGGTTGCAAGGCTGTAAGCCTTGCCGGTCTCCGGGTTGATCGTGATTGTCTTCATGTAGGCATCGCGAGTCTTCTCTGCGATGCTTTGCTCACCAGGCATGTATGCGTTGGTGATGGACAGGGTCCGAGTGGCCCCGTCCTTTGACTTGGTGGCGTTACGTTCGACGACGTCGAACATGTCGTGACCACCATTAGAGGCCAGGAAGTGGTGAACCTCGTTGGCCAGGAAGAACGAGGGTCGGTTACCCTCGCTGGACCTGGAGGCGCTGGTAATTGCCTCTAGCCGGCGTCGACCTTGGAAGGCGTAGACCTTCTCCTTGCCGACGTCCTTCGGTCCAATTCCGTGAGCGGTTCGGGTCTTCTCGGGGAGATACTGAGGAATCAGCATCATGGTGTTCTTGTTCTGCTCGAACGAGACAGAAGCCATCTGCACCCAGGCAGAGGGGTTGTCTTTGCCTACCGGCTGTCCGTCCTCGTCGAAGTGGCTGAAACGGCATGGGCCGATCAGCTCGACAAGACAGATAATGGCAGCCAGCGGGTCCTTCCCCCACCCCTTGCAGCGAACCAGAGTCGCGTCTCGGTAGATGAAGCGTCCGCGATCGTCAATGGCGTAAAGCCAGAGAATAAAGCGGAGCTGTTCTAGGGTGAAGATCCAGGGCTTGCCGTCTTCATTGGTAAGCCATTCGGCACACCAGCCAACGATTTCCCAGCCTAGTGTCAGGTCAGGGAGAATCCAATCCCCATTGTCGTCCTTCTGCCAGGTCGGCCCGTAGGTCACGACCTCGAAGTTCAGAGGATCGAACTCGATCTTCTTGGTTGGTTTCTTGAACACCACGATGCCTCCAGGGCAATAACAAAGCCTTAATCCCGCTCGACCCCTCTGCCTCCCGCTATGGGAAGAGGACTAACAAGGGGGAGCGGGAAAGGGGCCGGATCGGGGCGAAGGCACCCGATCAACGGCCGATCCCGTGTGTCACCAGTCAAACCAGGTGACCAGCTCCGGGCTGTTTAGGCTGCTGGCTTCTTCTTCAGCAGCTCCATGTACTCGTTCACGGCTGCCTTGGCGACACCCGTTTCTTGTTCTGGCTCGTGCAGCTCGATATTGACCCTGCGACGATCGCCTTCAGTTGTCAGAAGCAGTGTCATGCCGGTCATGATCGACGACAGCATTACTGCTGAGCGCTTTGTCTGGCGCTTGTAGTCCGACAGGTCTTCGGCCAGGGAATAGGCGAAGGCCCAGTCCGAAGCCTGATAGAACTCAGACTGCCCTGACTTTGCCAGGGAGTCGTACCAAGTCTTCGCGATCGGATGCCAGTCCGGGTCGGCTAGAGCCGGCCGGTTGACCCTCTTGGACGGAGCCTTTGTGATCTTCGGCATCGCGGACTGTGCGACATGAGGATGGCCGACGTTTGTGCCTTGCCTGGCTGGGATTGGACCCTTAATCCCCATTGATGCCTCCTGGGCTGAGTAATTTGGAAGTGGGGCAAAGCGGCGGCGTCCCGCCGCTTCCCCTGTTTGTCGAGCGCTAATAGCCTCTCGACCTCGGCCCAGCCCCGGCATAGAGCCGGGTCGAGCACAACTATGAAATAACGGCTCAGCCGATATGCCTAAGGTCGGCAGTGCCCGAAGCGGTGCACACCCAGAGCCTTACTGGAAACCCGTTCCGGAAGGGGACAGGGTAATTGAGACCGGGGCCTAGCTTCATGCCGGTCGTAGAAGACACCGAGTTGTCGAAGTCGAAGTAGACGTCGACAGAGCCAGACAGGTTCTGAATGTCACTCACCCGAGCAGGGAGCTGTTGGGCCGTGGTAGTAACGGTGATGGTAGCCATTGCTCCCTTTCAGACGGTTCGGTAGATTCCACGGCGGCGTCTTGCGCCGACCGTGATGATTGATTGCGGGGCTGGCTGGATTGCCACCATTGCCCCATGGAGGGTGATCGTTGGGGCGGGGCTCCAGGTCGTTGTCCTGGTCCCGGTGTCCACCGATGCGGTTGTGGCGTTCTCTTGGAAGCCAACCCAGAGCCCAGAGATCGAGGAACCGTCGAAGAACGACTGGTATCCAAGCTGAGTCAGACCATCGGTGGGAGTGACCGTGTACGCGGTGTTGGAAGAGGCATTCACGAAGCCAAGCGCGATCAGGTCGGACCCTGTCTTGGTTGGCGTCAGTCCTGGCATTGTCCAAGTGGCTGACGCTGCGCCCTGGATGTACGGACCGGCGTCAGCGTCGAGGATATTGGCCCCGTTGCGTCCTGTGGCCCGAAACAGGGCTCCACAGAGGCGCGTAGAGCCCGATCCCGACGTAACCGTCAGGGTGGACGAGCCAGGGGTTCCTAGGGCTGCCAGGACCCCTGACGTCACGTTGATCGCGTAGATCCCGCCAGAGCGTGGTGTCGTGAGGGAGGTTAGGGTTGTCCAGGTGCCCGTGGGGAACGAGGTCGTCGCTCCCCCGTTCTTGTTGGCGATCGCGCAGAGCAGAACGTCCCCGACAACCAGGTTGGCGGGGAGCGTCAGGGCCACCGAAGAGGTGCCACCCCCGTTCGATGTGAAGTTCCCAGCGCCAGTGGGGATTGCCATTAGGCTCCTTTAGAGTGTCTTCCAGGCAGATCCGGTCCAAGCCCTGCGAGTCATTCCAACCCACTCGGTTCCGGTCCAATAGAGGCGAGGGTATGAAAGGTACTTTTGCCAACCGACAGCATCGACAAGAGCGACCGAGTCACCGATCGACTCGATAGTCTCCGAGTACTGATCGAACATTGAATCCATCATGGAGATGGATTCACCGATATTAACAGTAAGGGTCTGAGCGGGCAGCTGGTCTGCTGCTACCCCGATTTCCGTAATCCGGATGGTCGCAATTCCACCCTTAGCCGCTGCTGTGGCGTCGGTGATTGCAACTGAATCCCCAACCGTTGCGGTGAGGATCGTTGATGCGTCGGCGGCGACTTGAAAGTCAGTAATGCGAATGGTGGCCGACCCGCTTGCAGCGGTCGACCTGGCATCCGTGATGCCAACGGAATCACCAACGGAAGCGGTGAGCAACGATCCGGCCGTAGCGGCTACCCGGACATCGGTGATAACGATTGTTGCCATTGAACCCCTTCCGGGTTAGGGGGGTCAGGCGGCGGTCGAGAGCACCTTGAGGCGCATCCCTGAAGCCCATTGCGTGCTGGTAACCCCGGAGATCCCGGACGACGGGAACACGATGTTCAGCCACTTGGCGGTCGTGTCAGCGGGGCTGACCGAGGCGGCGGTGGCGACCAGGGTTGTTCCATCGGACTGGTAGAGCTTGGCGACCAAGGAGCCAGAGGTGGCACCCAGCTTGTACGCCTTCGCTCGGAGGATCAGGTCGCCTACTGGCGTTGTGATTCCTGGCAGTGCCGTGTCCAGCTCAAGGTTCGTCGGGTTGTTCGAGGTCGTCAGGTACGTCGAATCAGATCCGTCAGAGATCACGGCGATTGGAGATCCGCCGGTGGCGGTGTATCCAGTAGAGCCGACGACAGACGACAGTGGAATCCAGGTCGGGCCGGCTTCGGCCTCTTCGACAGCATTCGCTGTCGTAGCCGAGATCCACTGCCAGTATGAGGCAGCCATTGTCCCGGATGCCAGGATTCGGCCAAGCCGAATCGTGCCAAGGATCGAGGTCCCGAAGTTCTTCCCCGTCAGCGCCATGCTGAGCGCGGCGTCCGAGGCTCCCGTTAGGGGGTCACGGACGTTGAGGGTGAAGGTGTCTGCCGTGCCTCCGTGGTTATTGGAGAGCAGGATCGAGATGTCGTACCACTGGTTGACCGTGATGGTGCCAGTGCTGATGTCGGACGATCCTGAGACGTCGGAACCAACACGCAGCTTGCCATCCGACCCGAGCAAAAGGTTCGCGATGCTTGTTCCGCCACCGGAAGACCGAATGTTCAGTACCGGGGCATTGGTAGACGGCAGACCGGTGAAGTAAACGAGCCCACGGAACGTGAAGTCGTTCGTGGCTCCTGGGATGGTGACCCAGTCGGCATAGCAGGCCACCCCTGAGGCTGGCACAAACTCGATCGAGGACGTCCCGTAAAACTTCTGAGCAGTGGAATACTTAATGGTGCCACCAACGCCAGGGTTGACGCTGGTGAATGCATTTGGATCTGCGGAGTTAAGGGTCGATACGTCTGTACCGTTTGCCTCGCCGGACTGGGCTGAGTTCTTGTAGTTGGCCATTCAATTCCCTGTCAGGCAGCCGTGACGACGTTCACGGAGTAGTCGGAGGCTGCAACGAGGCCAGCGGTTGTCTGTTGGACGCGAGGACGAATGGACCCCCAGGAACCGGATTTGGTTCCGCGCTTGAAGCGCGAGACGCCAACCTCTCCACCGGAGATGAACACCACGTTGGTGGTGGACTTGTCGAGACCATTGGCGTGGTCGATCGTGATGTCATTGAGACTGACTTCACCACCGGTAATGTGGATCATTCCTCGGTCGCCACCTGTGATGGCTGAGGGGTTCGTCATCCCGTAGTTCAGGTCACAGCCGTCAAGGCTCCAGCCGCCACCCGAGATCCTCACGGCAGCGCCAACGGCAGGGTCGTCCATGTTCCGGCCCTCAAGGCGCAGGCCCTTCAGCCGGTTGCCGGCCTGGTATCGCATGTCGCCAGCGAGTTGGAGGCAGCGCCAGTTGTCATCGTTGGTGAAGTAGATGCCACCGTAGTTCGTCTTCGAGGTTCCGAAGCGCATCAGGTATTCGCCATTGCTCAGGTTGGAGCCATTGCCTGAAGGACCGATGTTGCAGGAGCCGGCCACCCAGAAGTCGTTATCCGAGCCAATGAGGTAGCACTGCATCCCCAGAGCGGTCGTCATGTTCCAGACGCCGGTAATGGAGCAGAGAGTGGTCGCGAATGCCTGTGTGGGGTTACCCAGAACGTGCTTGAAAGCCTGGAAGCTCAGATTGTGGAAGCTCCACGCCCGGAAGTCGCCAGCCGTGGTGGCGGCGAACTGGGTGTTGCCGTTCGACGAGTCGAAGGCGATGTTGGAGACAGCGCCGTTGATGGTGGTGGCCGAAGCCACCAACCAAGATGCACCGTTGATCCCGCAATTGAGGCGCACTCGGGTGACCGAGTTGAACCCACCACTGACCTCTGGATTCTGCCAGTGGACAGGAGTCCAGGGGACCCCGCAAATCTTGAACCCAGGGAAGTTGACCGGAACGCTCTGCGTGAACGTGACCAGGCGTGGGGTGTTTGGGGTAACACAGACTGCGGGGATGTAGGTCTGCGTCTTGGCGTAGCTCAAGGCGCGAGACAGGAGGGTGTCATCCGAGACGGTAGAGCCGGGAACCTCAGAACCTTGCTTGAAGTTGTCGATAAAAACAATGCCAGGCATTCCCGAGACGGATACCTGCGATGAGGCGAATGCTGCGTCGGCTACGTCTCGAACCGTGGTGATCGCGGTTCGGAGCTTGTTCCCGTAGCTGGTTTCACCATCTGCTGGCAGGTCAAGGGTGGTTGCCACTGATTAACTCCCGAAAGGTGTCTGTCCGAACAGACCCCGGCCGAACCCTGTGGAACCAGGGGGCACGTCTGGGTCAATCGGCGGAATGATGTACGCCTTTAGCTCGGTAATTACGATTCTCGCCAGAGCTACAGGTGTGGAGGGTGCGCCTACATAAACGCGGATCTGGCGGGGCATTGGCTAGCTGCCTTGCAGGTCGTGTGTCCAGACGACAACGAGGGTGTCGCCGGCCGACTTTGCAGTGATACTGGGAGAGAGGATCGCCCGAGCGACCGTGTCGGCCTCTGCGCTGGTCGCATCGGTCAGCGTGTTGTTCACCAGGGCTACCTCGGTGATGGGGGCTGCCGAGGTCGCCTTGTTGGGCGCGTAGGTCACCTGGTAGGTGATCCTGCGGGCTGACCCTGAGAGCGAGCTGGCGGGGTAACCAGAGTCGAACCCTTGATGACTGTCCGTCAGGTAGGTGACCAATGCAGCGCCAGCGCCAGTCTTGGACGCAGCCGTGCTGCCAGTGCCAAGCTTGATGCCTGTCGGCGCGGCCACGGCACCTGCGATGCCTGCGCCACGCTCGCCGTACATCTGGTCACCAACGCGCGTTACGAGGTTGTCGACAACGCCAGAGTCTTTGATCTGGTTATCTGGACCATAAAGGGTCCAGACGATCTGGCCCTTTACTGCTGCCTTTTCCTCGGGGAGCTGAGGGGCTGGATTCAAGGCGTATTCCTTAGGCAAGGGAGATCCACTCGTCCCCTCTGTTTAGTGTGATTCCCAGGCTCACTGGGTCGGTCGTGCCGTAGTAATGAACGGCACCATGGCCAGTGGGCGGCGTGGGGTAAGTCGCTCCGACCTGCACGACCACGGCGATCGTCTTCGCGAACGCAGCGGCCTGAAGTGTTGAGATCGGCTTATTGGCGTCCGAGGTGTCATTGACATTGCCGAGGCCGACGTCGGCCTGAGTGCTAGCCGTTCCCGCGCCAATCTTGGCGCGCATGCCAGCGGCGGTCGTCAGGACGTTCAGCTCGCGGGCGAACGTGCTCATGTCGACGATGCCGGCGAGGGTTCCTGAACCACCACCACCACCACCACCACCGTCCACGGTGACGACGCCGGTCTGACCGTTGACCGAGATGACCCCTGGGTAGGCAACTATCTGGCCTGTAGACGAAGTCTGAGGGGTTGTTAGGTCGAGGTCGACAGAAGCTGGACCTAGGGGGAGCTGGAAGTTGCTAGGAAGGGGTGGTTCGGCCCCTGACAGGTTGAAGACCGCTCGATAGGTCCAGTCGGTCACCAAGTTGCCCTGGCCGTCCGCGAATCCCGGCTGATCGGTGTATGGCAGGAAGATCGAACCCATGCCGTCGTTGTCAAGTGTGGCAGTCATGGTCGACTTGAGCAGCGGCGTGCCTGTAGCAATCCAAAGGATCGACCGAGAGGGTACGAATGAGACCGTCCCCTTTACGGGCGTCCCATCGAAGGTGGTGAAAGGCCCAAAATTGACCTCACAGGTCTGAACGCCTACAGGTAGGGGCATGTGAGGTCCTTTTAGGTGTGATCGAAGAGTTTCGTTCCGGAGATCACCGAGTTATCGGTGATCGTCTTGGCGATTCCGTGCTCGGTTCCCGGCAGAATGTGGAATACGTCGCCCCGGAGACCCTCTGCTGAGGCTTGGGTCGTTACCGCTCGCCACTCCTTGGGCGCTAGGCCCAAAGCGGCGGCGTACTGAGTGGCATTGATGAGCCGGCTGGCGGCGATGACGTGAATGCGATCCTCCAGGGATATGTCACGGTTCGCCGGGGTGCTTCTCGCGGCGCTCGAACCGCGCTTTAGTCTTTGCTTTGTGATTTGCCCAGGCTCTATGGCCTTCGGCGGCGGTTTTGAGCTTGGAATGTCCCTCGCAGAGGGATTGGTAGTTCGAGGGGTCATCAGCGCCGCCTTCAAAGCGGGGCACAATGTGGTCAACGATGGTGGCGAGTTCGGAGCATTGGATTCCGTCTTGCCTGAATTGGCATTGGGGATAAGCTCGCAACTGGCGTGCTCGCTTCTTCGACCATCCCGGCCCCATTTCATTCTGACGACCCTCGAAGGGCCGGCGACCCTGGGTCGGACGACTAGAAGCTGGCACGCCTAGTTGCTCCCATTGCAAATATGCGGATTGAATCCAAACTTCCAATCAACATCTTCGTCACAATCCTCGCAATGCCCACATAAAACGTCGCGCTGCTCCAATTCCGTTTCGAGGCGGGGCGAGACGGAGAGCGGGTCGGGCGGAAGGTCGGGGGGATTGCCCAAACGAATGTCGATGATCTCATGACCGAACAGCCAAAGTGTGAGGTGCATGAGATTCCTAACGGCGATGAAAGGGAATGGGTATATAGCGGGCCGGTAGGCCCGCTGATAAAGCGCCTTTGGCGCTTATTCCTGACGGCGACGATAGGGAGCCGTCGTCCAGGGGGAGCAACCCCCGAGGGTGCTCCCTCGTGTGCGCATACGCGCGTTTGTAGTTAACTATCAACTAACTACTATTGATAGCTATAAGAGCTACCCCCTTTAGGGGGGTAGCTCTAGCTAGTATTAGCTATCTCTAGCTAGTACTAGCTGTTAGCTGGTCGGGGCCTCGGATCGCTCG